CCCAAGCTGCTATCGTTGCGGCAGCCGCAAAAGTAGAAACACAAACAACAGTCGCAAAAAAATCTAAAGAAGTAAAAGCTACGGAAGTCGTCCCTAGCGAAGCTAGCCTCCAGGCCGCAGAGTATGGTGCTCGAATGAACGAGGAAGTTAATAAAATAACTTATGAAGTTACTACATCTTCCACTAATGGACAATGGCAAGCTACTGCAGTGGGTACTTATACTGGAGATTTAGGTATTAATGAGATTACATTTGAATATTCCAGTGGTATGAAGGGGAGAGAGGTCCAAGCAACTATGTCTGCAAAGGCTCATATTGAACACCATTTTTCCAAACTTTTGGACCCAATTGTTAAAGAAGAGGTCGGGTTGTAATAATGGAGAACTATAATGCCTAAAAAGAAGAAAAGAAGTAGTAAGCCAAAAGTAAAATCCACACCACACTTGATGACTTTAAACTTGAGAAAAATTGAAGAATTAGTTCGTATGAAGAATTCAGGCGTTATTGTTATTAGTAAAGAGATGCAAACTATCCAAGATGATACTGATAGAGTGGTTGAAAATCAAGTAGCTGAAAAATATGAATTTAGATATAAAGATACTAATAATTTTGTAAAGAAAGGCGCATCTTATCACATACATTATACTAAGTATTTGGATGAATATTATATGACTCCAATGTCTCACGATTCTATTTTATCAAGACTTATAATACGGCAGAAGAATTTTACCGAATTTGATAAGTATAATAAATTGAATGGTCAGTCGCCGATGCATTTAACCGGATTCGCACCTAAACCTACTACTAAAGATTATAAGAATGGGTATATGGAAAGGCACTTTGCAAGAAAATCAAATCAAAATTCCTCACCATTTGAAATACATCCTTCAGATAATGGAGCATCACCTTTGTATACTTATGTAACAATAAGGTGGAAAATAGCTGGTCGGAAGAATGTTGTAAAGTTTTTTAATAAAGCGCAAGTTTTAACAGCATCAAAAACATTTCCAAATATACAAAGGCTTTTACCTGATTTTCAATACATCATCGCTACAGAAGATTTGAGTGCTGAAGAAACGGTGAAGAAGTTGTTGGGAATTCCAGACTATTCAACAATGGAAGGAACATCGGTAGCGGGTGGAATAATGGGCGCAGGTCTTATGGCACATATTAAAAGAACCGGTGGGAAAAAGAAGAAAAAAAAGTCAAGTAAAACTAAAACCAAGCCGTAATATTAATTTACATTTTGAGAATTTAACAATATATGTATTATAAATAAAGGTTATATAAAATGAAAAGTCAAGTCTTGGATAAAGGCTTTATTGAGGTTGTAGATTCATTAGGAAATGATTTAACAGTCGTCAATTCAGCAAGAGTATCATTCGGTAAACGTAAATTTAAGTTCGATAAGTCAGATGAACATTTAGTGCGGTATCTGGCTAAACATAAACACTTTAGTCCATTCAGGCATCTACAAGTGCAATTCCATATTAAAGCACCAGAGTTCGTAATGAGACAATGGTATAAGCACGTAGTTGGTATTGAGACAACATCCAATAGTTCAACTAAAGACCACGCTTGGAATGAAATATCAGGTCGTTATGTGCCAGTTGAAGATTATTACATACCCGAAGTATTCAGAGCCCAATCAGATGACAATAAACAAGCAAGTGAAGGTGAGGTTGAACTACAAGAAGAATGCTTGCGGACTTGGAATGATTCAATATATCACGCCAAAATATTCTATGATGGTTTGTTAAGAAGGGGAGTTGCTAAAGAACAAGCACGTTGTATATTACCACTAAGTCAATACACAGAAGTATACTGGACGGCATCATTTCAAGCTATCGTAAACTTCATAGAGTTACGAGATGAAACAACATCACAATGGGAAATACAACAATATGCCAAAGTGATGAAAGAATTAATGATTGATATTTATCCAAAGACGACTAAAATTTGGAGTGATTTGTATTGGTAATAGTAGAATCTAAAAAGGAATGGACAAGTTTTATATCAGCGTTTGAAAAGAATAACTCTATTGTTATTCCCATTCAATGTGATCCAAACTCACACCCAATGGCTACAGAATTATGTCTTTTCTATATTAAGATGTTGGATGGGGATCTTGAAGAATATATCCTACCATTTCGTCATTCTGATGCTATCAATTTATCATTCAAATATATTATAGAGCTTAGAACACCGAGAGATGTGTTCACTTATGATAAGAAGAAATTATTACATTTTGTTGAGTGGGAAAATATTTATGATATCCAGATGGATTATTATATAACTAAAAATGAACCATTGTCTATAGATGAAGTAACAACCAATGCGCACGAATACTTTTACAGAACACATTATAAGATAAAGAATATAAATTGCGCTATTCCAATAATGAAGCATATAGAATGGTGTAGAGAAATGGTTGAGAGATTGAAGATTGGGGCATTGGTCGGGAAAAAAGAAAATGAAGGTGTGAGTGAAATTTATAATAGGGATGTTATTGAATCACTACATTATATAGAAAAGAGTGGATTACAATCACTAAACGGTATGGTTTTTAGTGAATACAATCCCTATACTGCTACGGGCCGCCCATCTAATAGATTCGGTGGTATTAACTTTGCGGCTCTCAATAAATCAGATGGTAGTCGTAAACAATTCGTAAGTAGATATGGTAAAGATGGTATGTTGGTTGAGATGGACTATGATGCTTATCACTTGAGATTGATTGCTGATGTGGTAGATTATAAATTTCCCAAAGGATCTGTCCATAAGTATATGGCGAAACTATATGGTGTTGATTATGATGATGCTAAGTCATTATCATTTCAATATTTGTATGGTTATATACCTGATGATATTTTAAAGAGTAATCCATTTTTTGCTAAAGTTCAAGTATATATTAATGAAATTTGGAATGACTATAAATCTAATAATTTCATAGAATCTAATATTTATAATAAGAAGATATATAGAAAAAATCTATCAGATATGAATAAGAACAAAGTATTTAACTATCTTATTCAGCTGATGGAAACCGAAAACAATATGAGGATGCTTACAAAGCTAATACCAAAGATAAGTGGGTATAAAAGTAAATTGATTTTGTATAGCTATGATTCATTTTTGTTTGATTTTCATGTGGATGATGGGTTAGATTTTATTAATAAGGTTAAGGGTATAGTTGAATGTAAAGGTAAATATCCTGTGAAAGTTGCTAAAGGTTCAAACTATCACGAAATGAAGGATATAACGAGGAAATTTAAATGATTACAAGCATAAATGAAATATTAACTGAATGGGCTTTTCGTACTAAGGATGGTTTACCTAATCCTAAGAGTATGGCTCACCAGATTTTGCTTGAAGGTATATTAAAGAATTATGGTTGGTCTGTAGAAGCGAGAGCTGAGTTATTGAATAATTTGGTTGAAAAGACTTTAGTTAAGAATAAAGAATCTGGTGCTGTTTATCTTGTTAAAAATGTAAATGATGAGAAACATGATGTTATAAAGAAAGATGCTTCTGAAAAAGATTTAGATAAAGCAAAGGGTGATAAAGAACCAGATGGTGAAGAAGGTATTGAAGTTCCTGAAGAAACTAGAACAACAACTAAATATAAAGACGAAACATATAATTTTTTAAGTAATTCAGATGTTCCTGAACATAAAGAAGTTAAAGAACTCATGAATAAACTTTGGAATGGAAATTCTTTAAGTGATGGTGAAAAGAAGTTTTTGTCGAATTGGATTAGAGTTGTAGAACCAACAGAGGGATCTAAAAATCCGAAGTATAAATTTTATGTTGCACGAGAAGAAGGAAACTTTAGTAGAAAAGCAGCTCCGAGGGCTGAAAAAATTCCGAAAAGTCCCTCTACAGGAAAAGATGCTAAGCAATTTCATGGTTGGATGCAGCAAAATGGGATTGCGACACAGCGAACTTCAACTTTTGGAGGAAAGAAAACTACTGCTAATCAGACATTTACAAATGAAGATGGATCTACGAGACTTTTAGGTTCGGAAGATAACCCTGCTGCTACTGTACAAAGAGATACACCAGATTCTCCACCAACATCTATTACAATTGGAAATCAAGTGATAAAACGACAAGATGATAAGGAGCTTGGCATTTCTAAAAAAGAAGCAAAACGTAGAAGAAGGCATAATAGAAATTTAAATGAGTATGCAAAAGCTATTGAGGGTGGTACATTAGATTTTATTGATATGGATGAAGGAGTTACGCCAGATTCACCAGAAAATAGAGTTACAGTTATAAAGGGTGCTATAAGTGGTATGGTTAAGCAAATGAGAAAATTAGCTGGAGAACCTATTGCTGGACAACCAGCACCACTTTTGGATAATAAAGCGCAACAAATTTTAGATGACTTAGAAGAATTTGCTAAGAGAGATCCAAATGAAGATGCGGGACAATGGAAGAAAGATTTTGATGCTTTAATGTCTAGGCTTTCAAATCATGAGGTACTTACTGAAGGCTGGGCAAATTACGCGGAGGTTTATACTGCTGTAAGAGATATGCATGATAATGGAAGGGGTACTGAAAATGGGGCTTGTGTTTTGTTGCCGGAAAGTACAACATTAGAAACAGTTGATACTATTGTTATATCTACTAGTGGTGAAGGTGAAAGAAAAATTGTTACTTTGGATGGTGTTAGTGTAAAAAAAGGTGTAGGCGGTGCAAGTGCATTAACTTCTAAAGTTGAAAAATCTATATTTAAATCAGTCGGTGATTTATCTAGGGAAGAAATTAAAGAAGAAGTTGTAAAAATGTCTAAAGCGCATGATGCTATTTATGGCATGGATTTGGATGAAGAAGATCTTCAAAGTCATTTAGATTATCAAAATTCGTATAGAATGAACATGGAAGATAGAGCACGTAAGGTTGGTGTTTCTGAAGAATATATAGAACAGATAAGAAAAGATGCAGAGAGCTCAACTGGTAAGGTTGAAAATGCTTTGAAGCTCATAATGAAAGAAAGGAAGGTAGCTGGATTACCAGTAGATGAAGATACAGAAGAAAAACTTAGGCAAAGATTACGCAGTTATTACACTTATCAGATGCTTTCTCATCAAGCATACAATCAAAACGTAGATGTGCAGGATTTTTCTAATGAAAGTGTTAGTTCTCAAACTAAAACACAAGAAAGAGAGCGCCGTATAGATATAGATTCATCTGATGGAGTTAGTATATTAGCATATCCAAAACCAGAATTTAATGTAGGATTTTCACTTGATGGTAGAAGCAGAAATCCAGGATCTGGTAGATTTCATAATGAAGAGAAAAGGGTATAATGAAAACTCAACTACTCTGCACATTCACTCAAAAAAATCAGCTTGATGTCATAATAGAACTCATCAAAGAATGTAATGATATACTCTATGATAAAATCTATGTATTCGTGAATATAAAAGATAATTCGCAGTTGATTTGCACATACAATGTTGAGTATGATGATGACCACGTTTCAGAAGATATACCAAATACTATTTCACTTCACAGAAAAAAGCAGAGTAACACATTATATACGATCAACGCACTTAACGAAGTTATCAGAGAACTTAATGGTGGAGTGTTAGATAAGAGATTTCCTATTCCGTGGGAAAATTATCAGAACTCTTTACTGCTAACTAATGATGTGGGTCTCAATAAAATACCTACTAAAATACATAGAATTATTAACACGAAAGATTAAAAAATATTTGTATTTCGCTGAAAGGCCAGATACTTATTATTAAATGGTTACAACGGTGTAACTAAAAAATGCTAAATAAATAATAACAGAGGAGAATAAAAAATGGATATTAATTCTATTCGTAAGCGTCTTAATCAATTACAAACCACAAACAATAGGACTTCAAATCTTTGGAAACCACAACCCGGCAAACAGGTCATCCGTGTCTTACCTTACAAGCACAATAAGGATAACCCATTTATTGAGTTGTTTTTTCATTTTGGTTTGAATAATAAAACCTATCTATCACCAATCACATTTGGTCGTCCAGATCCAATCGAAGAGTTTGCTCAAAAACTTAAAACGAGTGGCAATCGTGAGGAATATCAAATGGCTCGTAAGTTGGAAGCTAAGATGAGAACCTTTGCTCCAGTTATCGTTCGTGGTGAAGAAACTCAAGGTGTACGTTTTTGGGGATTTGGTAAGACTGTCTATCAAGAATTACTTTCTGTAATTGCAGATCCAGACTATGGTGATATCACAGAAGCCGTTAATGGTCGTGATGTATCAGTAGAGTTTATTACTGCTGAAGAAAGTGGTGCTTCGTTTCCTAAGACTACAATCCGTGTTAAACCTAATCAGACACCAATCGTGGAAGATAAGGCGCAGTTGGAAAACTTCTTAGAGAATCAAAAAGACATAACTGAATTGTATCAGGAACTCTCGTATGAAGAACTCACAGAAGTTCTGAACCAATGGTTGAATCCAGAGGCTTCAGAAGAAACGAAAGTAGAAAAAGCGCCAGCATCAGTTGTCGCGGCTGAATCAACAAAGACTGTTGAAGATGCTAGTGCTGCTTTTGACGAGTTATTCAATAAGTAAATAAAGTGTAGTGGGTGTTGAAGCCAACACTAATAAAACCGAGTGTGTGCGAAGGATTCTTTACAAAGCCGGGCACACCCACTATTTAATTAGGAGAATCATATGTCAGTTAAAGATGACTTGGCTGGAGTTCTCGCAGACTCCTTAAATAAAAAGTTTAAAGACTACAAAGTTGCATATTTCTTAGATGGTGCTCAACCGACACCAACAGATATAAAAGAGTTTATTTCAACAGGTTCAACAATGCTAGACTTAGCAATTTCAAATCGCCCTAATGGTGGTATTGCAGTTGGTAGGATTACAGAGTTGAATGGGTTAGAAAGTAGTGGTAAATCATTAGTAGGTGCTCATCTACTTGCAGAAACTCAAAAGAGGGGTGGAGTCGCTGTTTATATAGATACAGAGACAGCAGTAAGTGAAGAGTTCTTAGGCGTAATAGGTGTGAATCTGAATAAAATGTTATATCTACATTTAGAAACCGCTGAAGATATTTTTGAAGCCATTGAAGAAATTGTAACAACAGTAAGAGAATCAGATAAAGATAGGTTAGTAACTATCTTAGTAGATTCATTAGCAGCTGCTACCACAAAGGTTGAGTTAAATGCTGACTTTGATAAAGATGGTTGGGCTACATCAAAAGCAATTATCATATCAAAGGCTTTGAGAAAAATTACTCAAATGATTGGTAGACAAAGAGTTGCTTTAGTATTCACTAATCAATTAAGAGTAAAGTTAGGCGCTATGTTCGGAGATCCTTATACCACATCAGGTGGCAAGGCTCTTCCATTTCACGCATCTACTAGAATTCGTTTGAAGAATAAAGGTCAGATTAAGGATACTAAGAAGAATGTAATTGGTATGACTATTCTGGCGCAAGTAGTCAAAAATCGTTTGGGTCCTCCATTGAGAAAAGCTGAGTTTCCACTCTACTTTGAAAGTGGTGTTGACGATGATGGTAGTTGGTTGCAGGTGATGAAAGAGCACAACTTAGTAAAAGTTGGTGGTGCTTGGTATACATTGAAATATGGAGATGAGGTACTCAAATTTCAATCTAAAGAATGGTCAAAAATGTTAGAGAAAGATGAGTTTAGAAAATATTGTTATGATATGATTTGTGATAAGGTTATCTTAAAATATACTAAAGCTGATTTAGGTATTGATGACGTGGAGATTACAGAAGAGGTGTTAGGTGACTAATGCTAGATACCTTTCAATACTTGAAGAAATAAAGAAAAAAGGCGGTAATTTAGACGCAGGTGAACCTGATGATAAGGTATTGATTATAGATGGTTTGAATACATTCATAAGATGTTTCAGCGCTATACCAACTCTCAATGATGACGGAGCTCATGTTGGGGGAATAGTTGGTTTTCTAAGGTCAATCGGTTATGCA